TTGGAAAAAATGCCTAACCAGACGATGGAGAGGAACGCCGAGAACCCGTCCCGCCAGAGCGATCACCGTTGGCGGCGTCCCTCATCTCGGCGTTCACTCCATCCATGATACGCACCCTTCCGTTTCACAGTGGCCGTGGACGTGGCCATTGTAGCTGGACTGCCTGAGATGCAGCCGACCCTTGCACGCAGGGCACTCGATGACCTCCTGCTTGCCGACAGGCTTCTTCTTCCGCCACGCGCTGATAATCGGCCCAACGATGGCCATCCGTTGTAGCGATTTCTCGATGGAATCCGCGCGAGCCTCCGCGTGCTCGATAGACCTGCGCTCCCATTTCGCACAGATGGCGTGCACGTCCTTGCAGTTGTGGCCGCCGAGGCACGGAGCCATGTTCGGAGCGCCCATTTCTCGCGCCTTCCGGAACATGGCCGAGGCGCCGCAACCGAGTGCGCAGTAGTCCACATTTGCACCGCCGGGCTTTGGCGCATAGTGGGTGCAATAGTTGCGGTCGAAGTCGATGTGTTCTTGTCGCGATTTCATACCTCCACCTCCGCCTTTGACCCCCGCGCGCGCCCGCGCAGCTCCAGCAGCTGCCGCGTCAATTCCCGCAGCTCATCCAGCCCGCCGGCATCGTGCGCGCGCGCCTCCGCGCCGTAATCCTGCGCCGGCGCCTGCGCCACATCCTCCACCTTCGACAACACCCGGTCATCGATCACCTGCAGCACCGCCAGCCACAGGTCGTTGTCTTCGCCGAAATCGAACGCCGTCCGCAACTCCTCAGCCGACATCTCCTCCGCCGGCCGGCGCCAGACCCGCGAGCTTTCCTCCGCACGCTTTCTCTCCTTTTCCAATTCCGCTGTCAGCTCCGTACAGCGGCGCTTCGCGGCGACGATCAACTGCCGGTCATTTTCCGCCTGTTCGCTCAAACCAATGTTGAAGCGCGCGAATTGCGCCCGCGCACGTTCCAACTCCGCCCGCAACTCCCCGAGCGTCCGCCACACCATCATTCGTTGTATCCAAGTTTTCATTTTCGTGTCCTTCGTGTTTTCCGTGGTTACCATGGCTTACGCCGCGCTGCCCGCCGGCGCCGGCATCACGCCCACCCGGCCCGCCTGGGCGTTGGCCCCGAATTGCTGCACCATGAACTTCAGGTGCTCCAACCGGTCCTGCACCGCTTTCTGCACATCGGGCGCTGCCGCCGCCCGCTGCTGGTTCAGCGGCTGCGCCAGCAATTGTTCGAGCGTCATCAGCCGGATCTGGAAATTCTGCCCCTTGTCCGCCATCGGCACCGGCACGCCCGCCAGCAGCTTCACCCAGTTTTGCTGCTCGTCGTCCACTTCCCGCTGGCTCGCTGTCTCGATGTCGTCCAGCGCATCGTCTGCCAGATCCGGGAAGAGCAGTTCGAAAATCCCGCGCACCGCCTGCGCCAGGTTGATCACCCCGCCGCGGTCCATCCCCACGAGCTGGTTGAGCTGGCCCAGCCGGTTCTCGATCGCCTCCGGGTCCATCGTCGGCGTGGTGTCGAATTTGATCGTCACGTCGAACTTGCCCTGGATGTCCGCCCGGCTCAGCCGGATCGGCGTGCGCGTCTTGCCCACCACGCGCTCGAACGCCACCTCATCCACGAACTGCTGCGCCAGCTCCAGCACCATGCTCCAGCAGGCCGCCTCCTCCTCCGCCCAATCATCGGACAAATCCTGCGCATACGCCTGCGCCCGCGCCGGATTCTGCGCGAGGTTCTTCGCGAAATACCGCTCCGCATCCATCCGCGTGCTGGCCTCCAGCTCGACCGCCCCCGGCTGATAGGGCGGCACCTCGCCGAAACGGTAGCTCTGCTGCTTGCGCTCGCCGATCTCGCCCCGCGGCCGGAACATCAGCCGCAGCCCGATCTCCCGCTCGGGCCGGATGACCGGCGGCTGCAGCGCCATATCCATCTGGTTGATACGGCCGTCGCGCTGGTCCTTGATCTCGCGCTGGTGCGTCATCACGATCTCTGGCACGCCGCGGTTCTCCACCAGGGCATCGTCGTTGTCCTCCCGCCGGTGCTCCACGAAGGGGAACAGTCCATGATCGTAGCCCACCGGCTCGTCCGGCCCCGTCGGCACCTCGTCGGTCCGGCCCACCGCCTTCGCGATGTGCCGCGAAATCACCGCGCATCGCCGCTCCGGGATGCCCGCCTCGTTGCTCTCGAGGTAGTAAAAATAAAACACCTCGATCAACCCCTTCGTCTCCTCCACCGAATCCTGGAACACCCGTCGCTTCTGCTCGTCGAGCATCTCCAGCGCGGCATCGAACGAGTTCTTTCCCACCGTCTTCTCGAGCGCCTCGATGAAGTCCTCGCTCCACCCGCCGCTCACCCCCTTCTCGCGCACCTGCTGCGGCGTGAAAAAACAGCGCACCGCCAGCCACGGAGTCGTCTGCACGTCCGCCAGGTTCACCGGGTGCACCACATCGCGGTAGGGCTTCAGCGCCTTCCGCCGCGGCCGGTTGAGCCGCAGATACCGCATCGGCAGCGTCGTCTTGCCCGTGGCCTTGATCTCGGCGATCCGCTCATACGCGCCGCCGCGATCCATATCCGGCACCATCTGCGTCAGCAGCGAGGCGAGATCCTTCTGCTGGTCCGGGTCGAAGAGCATCTGCGCCACCAAAGCCGGCGGCGAGCCCGGCGCCTGCTGCGTCGCCTGGCTCAGCATCTCCAGCGTCAACGGTCGGTGCTCGATCGCCCACTCCTGCACCCAGTCGATCCTGGAGAACGCGTAGCCGTACATCTGCCGCCACTGGGCGGCCAGCGTCGCCTCCTTCCGCCACTCCTTGCGCAGTTGCGTCTCGCGCAGATAGCCGAGGTACAGCCCCACCTTGCCTGCATTGGCGTAGTCGCCGCTCTCGCGACCCTTCACCCGCAGCTTGCCCCGCTTGCTCACGCTCTTGCACAGCATCACATCGTCGTTGATGAACTCGTCCGCCAGCCGGATGCGCACGTCGCTGGCGCCCGGATACGGCTCGGCCTCGCGCCCGCCCACCGTCTGCGGCTTGCGCCCGTCCTCGCCCTGGTCCTCCCAGCGCGCGTACCGCGTGTTCGCATCGCGCTGCATCTTTTCGAGCAGGGGGCCGGCGCCCGTCAGGGCGTCATCGAGGGCGGCCAGCATGCAACGCACGTCCGGCTCGCCGGTCTCCGTGCGGAAGGAATCGTGGGTGGAATCGTCGTAGGGTTTCATGGAAAGAATTCATTCGGCAAAGGCTTCGCCGCGTAGTCCGCCGGCGTCCCCTGGGCCGGGCCCGGCCATGCCAGAGCCCGGCGGATCGCCATCAGGTGCCGCGCCTGCGATCGCGCGTCATCGAGCGCGTGGTGATGCGTGCCGCTGCGCGACATCGCGATGTCCGGCCGCAGCGCCTTCATTGTCCGGTAGCACCGGTCATTCCACCACTGCCAGGGCCGCGCGATGCCGCAGCGATCGTAGGCCTCAGCCAGCAGCACATTGTCGAACCCCGCGCCATTGCCCCACACCTCCGCGTTCGGATCGTCCAGCCAGCTCCCAAACGCAAACAGCGCTTCGCGGAGTGACCCACCCGATTTCACCAACTCCAGCCGGGCCGTCTCCGACCGCGTCAGCCACCAGCACACCGTATCCGCATCGATCGACAAACCCTCGGCTACGGCACTCCGCGGATCGATCCGCAGATAGCATTCGCTCACGATCCGGTCGTCGATGAATTTCACCGCGCCGATCGCCACGATCACGGCACCCGGCTGCCGGCCCAGCGTTTCCAAGTCCAGCATCACTTCGTTTTTCATAAAAATGGCTCCACCAGTTTCTGTTTTATCTCACTTTTCCGATACCGTGGCCGCAGCTCGCCCGGCAGCCGCACCGGCGTCAGCGTGGGGCGGATCTTGCTCCACTGTTCGGCCGTCAGCCCCAGCCAGCGGACCACCTCCGCCTTCCGCACCAGCAGCCCCTCGGGTTCGTCGCTCAGTTTGATCATGGTCGTTGTATCCTATATTTAACTACTCACGCCGCCTCCCGGTCGCTGTAGTCCTCGGGATCGTGCAGCACCAGGTACTTCAGCACCGCGACGAAATCCATACAGGCGCCATGCAGCCCGTCGGCATTCGTCCAGTTCTGCAGCGCGAAGATCATGTTCGCGCATTCCTCGCTCACGAACAGCCGCGGCGAGTTCAGCGGCCCGATCGGCTGCTTCTCGTCGTAGTCGAGCAGATTGTTGATGAGCTGCACCCAGTGCACCCGATCGTCGCTCGACTGCGAGCCTGGCGCCGGGTCGAAGTCGGGCGAGAATCCCACCTCCGCGCACAACTCCAGCAGCGTCGTCTCGCCCGCGCGCGTCGGCGTCGGCGTGTTGCCGAACCGGCAATCCATCAGCCGCTCCGCGATGTCCTCGCCATCCTCCGGCCGGCGCCGCCGTCGCACCGGCGGCGGCGCCGGATCCTCGCGGTCCCATTTATCGAACTTCGTCGGCTGCCGCGGCCGGTCGGCAATCGGCGCGTCTGGCCGCCCCTCCAGCCGGAAAAACTCGTCCCGGTAGCGATCGACCCCCCAGCCCAGCGAGGTCTGCGCCGGCCCCCGCTCGCCGTCGAGTTTGTCGCCCGGCACCGCCCAGTCGCCCATGTCGCCCACGCCCGGCACGTACCGCCCCGGGCTCGGCCACTCGCGATATACCCACAATCGCTTGCCGATCGGCGCGCGATCGACCAGCGCCCACGCCGCCGCCCAATTGCGGCCGCTGCAGGGATCGACGATCTGGATCCGCGTGCCCCGCGCCGGCACCTGGTCCGCCCGCACCACGTGCACCGCCGGGTTGAATTTCGGGAACATCCCCGACATCGCCTTCGTCGCCAGCCCGTAAAACCGCATCTTCTTTCCCACGGCCGTCTCCGCTGCGTAGAGCTCGAACAAATTCGCCGGGTTGCCGAACGGGTTGTCGAACGAGTGGAAGAAGAACACCGCCGATGTCTTGTCCCCCACCATCCGCATCACCCGCGGCACCTCTTCGAACTCCCGGCCCGCCGGCACCGCCGGCTGCCCGCTCCTCCCCTCCAGCCACGCCAGCGCATCCTCCCCCTGCAGCGCCAGGTCCAGCCGCGGCTCGCCGCCGTCGCGCGGCAGCACAAACGCCGTGCTCTTCAC